AGGCATGAAAGGCTCGCTATGGTGGCCCATCGGGATCGTGGTGTATAGCCCGTACCCGAAGTTGTTCGCGACGCCGACGACCGCCGCGACGACGCAGACGGAGGGAAGCTTTGCCTCGATCCGCGCCGGGAGTCCCGGCGTCCGGAAGAATCCCTTCTTGACGCTGTAGGTGAACGTCTTCGAGTCCAGTTTGAAGAACCGGATGCCCGCCGCGTGCGGGCACCGGAGCGTTTCGAACGATGCATAGCTGGCCGGTTCGCCAGCCCAGTAACGCTGGAACTGGAAGCTGCCGGAGGGGACCACGTCCCCGTCGCTGCCGGGGCCGACGATCTGCGCGCACTCGTACGACCGCCTGCCCGCGTTGTTCGGGTCCGCAGCCTCGTCGTTGAACACCACGAAGTCACCCACCTTGAAGACGCGCGCCGTCGCGGGATTCATCGTACAAGCCACGGTCAACGGATCGGCGTCTTTGCCGACTGCGGCGTCAATGCTGGCCCACAGGTCAACCGCCAACTCGTCCACATAGAACAGCAACATCGTGACCTCGTGCGCGCTCACGATGTTCATATTCCCTGCGTCGTCTGGAAGCACCTGCATGTCGTCCAGAACGAACGTCCCGTAGTCGGAGAGCTTCGGCGTACCGATGACGTCGCCGGGAGGTCCGGTGTCGTAAAGGATCTCTTCCGGCACCGGCGTGGGCACCATGTCGGCGGGCTTCGGGCCAGCGACGAGATCGTACATGCTGTCCGTGGTCGTGCGTCCCTGCACGTCGATGCTGAAGTCCTTGTTCAGCCGCCAGGACGCCAGTCGGAACTCTCCGGACCCACTGGGCATATCTGCGGTGGTCATCGAGCAGACCATTCCCGGTTCCGTGTTGAGCGCGAGCACCGTGGTCTTGAACCCGATCTGGCGCGCCGCTTTCCACTCCGCGGCAGACGTGCCACCCAACTCTTCGCGCAGCCTCGTACTCACGATCCGCGCTGCCTGACTCTTGGTGGAAGTGCCGGAGAGGTTGACGCTGGACTTCAGGAACATCGGACCCGCGCCGCCGCCGATTTGCGTGGCGTGGTCGATATCGTAGACCGCCACGCTGTTGTTCACGAACGCGAAGTCCTGGTCCGCGAAATTGGCTGTGAGGTGATTGAACGACGGCTTGAGCGGAGCCAGTTGAAGGCTGCGGAACAGGATGTTGCCGTCCGTGAACGCCTCGACCGCGGACGAGTTCTCGCGGACGCCGATGCGGATCTTGCCGAAGGAGAAGGTGTAATAGCCGAGGCAGTTCATCAGCACTTCCTGGAGCCAGTCCCGGAGTGGCTTCTCCTCCTGGAGCGTGCCACGGAAGGCGAACTGCGTCTCGCTGCCCACGCCGACCATCTTGGTAACGCTGTCGTTGCAGATCGTGGCAGCGTCGAGCGCGGCTTGCACGTCGAAGTAGGTCTCTGCGGTGTTCAACTGTGCGGTGGTGGCGTCCGCGCCCAGCCGGAGCCCGCGCGCACGGAGCAGCATGTTGATGGCGATCCAAACCGGATTGGTGAGCGCAGGTCCGTACGTCCGGACGCCGAGGCTGGTCCACACCCAACCGCGCATGCCCTGCTGGACCGTCGCGATCATCGCGTGGTCGCCAGGCTTCGAGAGTTGGAGCCCCTTCGAGTCGGACCTGCGGATTACGATGAACGCCGTGCCCGCCGCGAAGTTGTCCTTGTACGTGGAGTTGCCGGAGTAGACCTTGCGGAAGTCGCCGCCCGTGGTGTTGCCGGATTGGTCGAGTGAGAAGAAGTCGGTCGCTCCAGCCGGGTCGTCGCCCAAGCAGGTCCGGAGGCCGAGGCTATTGGCCGGAAAGCCGTGGTGCGCCTGCCCGTCGAGCGTGTGGCCCACCAGCGTCTCCGCTGTACCGTCGCCGTCCTTGTCCTCGTAGTGCGTGGGCGTGTACGCCACGAGCGGTCCTTCGCCCACGATGCCCAACGCCTCGTAAAAGTCGCTCTCGTCCCGTCCCGCCGCGACCTTGCAATTCACCGGCATGTCGGTGTCGGTGTACACCTCCGCGAGTACTTGGTCGTAAATCGAATCTGCAACGAGCGACACGCTGGTGATGTTCGACCGGCCAAAGCCCCACACGCCGGTCGAGTTGTCCTTGATCCGGACGCCTTGCGGTTCGGCCAGGATCGCGCCGTAGTACTTCTTCATCCCGTGCGCGAGGCACCCGTTCGGCGTGTCGTAGTTCTTATCGCACTTGCTGGCGTCGGCAGTCGGGAAGTGAACCAGATCGAGCGCGCCGTGGCCAGCGTACGGGCACGCTTGGGAGTTGAACGCCTTCCAGCACGTGCGGGAGATCTTGCGCGTCGGGTAGGGGAGGTTCAGTTCGTATAAGCCGTCCGACGCCGTGATCTTGAACTCCGGACCAGCATCCAGCGACCAGTTGACGATGTCGCCCTTCCACAGATCCAGCTTGACGCCCTGCCCCACGTGGAACAGCGAGAACGAAATCGCCGCGCGGTACAGGTCCACGTCGTTCGCGAGGTCGCGCATCACACGGTCGGCGTTCCCGAACGTGAATGCGGCGTCGTCGGACTCGTTGCCCATGCTCTGCGAGATGCCATCGAAGTCGATCAGGCGTGCTTGGTAGAGTTGCCCGCCCACCGTGCAACGGCGGTCGGACAGATAGATCGCTGGGTAACCGGCCTGGAGAGGCTGGATCTTGACCAGCGGGATGACCTGTTGGACCTGGGAGAGCAGAGCGGTCTGCAAACCGCCAGAAGGGAACCGCGTCACCGTCGAGTTGAGCGTGTACGTCGGGTTCCCCGAGGGGATCTCGACCAGCGTCACGCCGACCGAGCACACCCAATCCGCGACCATCTGCCAGGAGAGAGGCTCGTTGGCGAACCGGCAGGTCGTCGCGGTCGTCCCGTTGCCGTCGTCGTTCGGCGCGTTGTACGTGAACGCGCCGAGCGGCCCGTACTTCGACTCCCAGAAGTTCCGGAGCGAGAGGCGTTGGGTGTCGTTCATCCACGTGCGCCGCACGGTGAACCGGCGCGCGCCGGTGCCCAGCAGGAACCGTTGCTCGATCTTCGCGTTGCCGGTCCCGAACTGGTGGATGGCCACGTCCGGATGGTTGGCGCGCCCGTACGGGTACTCGGGGATGATCGGGAACGTGCCGGAGGCTGCGATATCCGGAACGGTGATGTTGCCGATTTGGTCAGGCATTGGTCAAGGAACGCGTTGGTTGGAAGTCGATATGGTTGGCTGGCTCACGCGCACAGGGCGCGTTAGGCGCGCCGGAGGCCTCCCAGTGGTCGCCAACTACCACCGGAGCCTCCGACGCGACGTGGGCTACGCGACGGGGACTGCGGCTTAGATCGCGGGCGTGATGCTCAGGTTGCCGCCCGCCGTGTCCTGGATGACTGCGATCTTGTCGGTCGACGCGCAGACGAAATACTCCGGCAACTTGGCTGGCAGGAACATCGAGGTCGCCAATGCGGTCGGGTTCGCGCCGAACAGGATGTGGCAGTCCGTGGTCGATACCACGCGCACCACGATGCCGCCGACCGCCGCGCTCTGCGCCGAGGCTGCACCGACCGCGACGTTCTGCGTCGTCCCCGGTTTCATGGCGGGGAACGCGCCTCCCGGTACGCCGCAAACGGCGCTGATCTTTCCTGTCGTCATGATGTTTCTCCTCTAAGCCAACTCGATGAGTTCGATCTGCACGTCCGACCTGCCAGGCGTGACCGACTGGTTCCAGTCCGTGTTGAACCGGACGACGTACCTGCCGGTCACCGCCGCGCCGGTCGGGTCGTACGAGAACTTCGGACTGGCCTCGTACGGGTCGTAAAAGTAGAACGGTTCGTGCGTGCCGTTCCGCGCGTCATAGAAGCTCCGCAGCGCGGCCAACTGGGTTGGAGTAAGCCGCTTCGTGATGGTCCACTTCTTGCGACTGGTCGCCGCCTGCGCCGACCGCTGCGACTCGCCGTTCCGGTATTCGTTGTCGATGACGGGGTACTCGCGCGTGTGGACGAACGCGCGGCAGAGGCTGTTGGGCAGCACCGTGGCGGGTGCGGCGTTTGCGACGCTGCCCGGCATTACGAAGTCACCAGGCCGGGGCTCAATTGGAGGCTGGTCAATTCCCGGCGACCAGCGTTGGACCGCGCCGCGCTCAACGACGCACTCGCGACCACGCGGGGGTTGTTCGCGATGGCCTGTACCGCCTGCCCCTGGAGCAGGCTGGTGGTCGCAGGACCGTCGAGTTGGATCACCACCGGTCCCGCGCCGGAGGCCACACCGCTGCCGATGCTATCCATCGACGGAAGCCCGCCCATGCCGGGGAGCGCCGTGCCGTTGGAGTATCCGGGCGATTGGAACAGGGAGCCGCCCGACTGCACCAGATCGAGCGAGTGGACCTGTGCGGGCATCCCCTTGGTCTGCTGGCCCGTGCTCATGGCGTACAACTGGATCAGGTCACGGATCTGCGCCGTCCGGATCGCCATGTCGAGGTTGCCGCCGTACGATTGCTTCGCGGTGTCCACGATCTGCTGCAAGAGTGCTTTGTCGGGGATGTCGACTCCGTACAGATCCTTGATCTTCTGGCGCGCCTTCTCGACCGCGCCTTTGATAAACAACCGGACCATGCCCGCCGCGAAGCCCGCGATCCCGCCGATCAACGCGCCCAGGGGACCGCCGAACTTCGCGCCAATGAGCGCGCCGCCCGCCGTCGTCTCCGCGACGCCGATCTTACCGCCGCGCCGGAGACCGTCCATCGCCAGGATCGCGCCGCCAGCCAGCATTGCGCCGCCCTTCATCCCGCCGATGCCCTTGGCGTCCGCGAGCTTCGTCATATTGCCCGCCTCGTCCATGCTCCAACGCTCGGGCTTGAACCCGATGTTGCCGAGGCTCGTGAGCATCTGCTTCCAACCGGCGATGCTCTGTTTGAGGTTGGCCAGGACGCCGACGCCAGCCTTTGACGTGACGCCACCACTACCGGTACCCGCGCCGCCACCGGCACCGCCCAGGATGATCTGCGCCGCCTGCTGCTGGCTCATGCTGCCGCCACCGGGAACAAACGGAGGCGTGCCCCAACCGCCGCCCGCGCCGCCGGGGATCGCGCCGCCACCTGTTCCGCCGAACACCGGCACCGCGCCGATGCCCAGCAAGCCACCCAGCCCGCCCAGCATCCCGCCGCTACCGCCAGGCCCGGTCCCGCCACCCGCGAACGTGACCTTCTGGCCGGTGAACATCTGCATCAGCATGGCCGCGACGCGCGACGTGACCACGTCCTTGATGGCCGTCAGGAGCGCGGTCTTCAGCGAGTTACCGATGGCCTTCCACACCGACTGCGACTTGGTGAGGAGCGCATCGAAGACGCCACCAGCCTGCTGTTTGAGCGAGTCGAAGATCTGCCGGTTGTGCTCGCGCACCAACTGCGTGGTCCGGTTGGCTGCGTTCTCGCGCGCCGCTTGGATCGCGGCGTCGTTGGCCTCCTCGCCCTGGTCGCGGATATCCTGGCGTTGCTGGGTCAACTCCGCGATCCGCGCGGTGATCGCATCGGCCTTGTAGCCAAGCCGCTTGAGCGTCAACTCCTCCTCCAGCAGCATGCGCGAGGTGTCCATGTCGAACAGACTTTGTTTGACCTCATGGACCTTCTCCAGGTAATCGATCTCGATGGAAGCCTTCTGCTGCTCGACCGCGATCTTCTGGCCGAGCGTCTGCGCGTCCATGCCCTCGACCTGCCGCAGCCGCGCGTCTCGCTCGAAGCCCGCCCGCTGTTCCTCGAACGCGTACACGTCCCGCAGGTGATCCAGGTTCTTCTCGGCGATTTGGACGTCGTACTCCAAACGCTTCTGGTAGCGGTGCGATTCGAACTCCAACGCCTTCTGACGCGCCTCCTCATCGACCTTGACCTGCTCCGCGAGCGTCTTCCTGTTCTCCAGCGCGAAGTGGTCCTTGAACGCCTGAAACTTCTTCTGTGCCTGATCGATAATGGCGTCCCACGCCGCCTTGGTAAGCGATACCTGATGGGACACGCCCTTGTCGTCCACGAACGACGTGCGTCGCGCGATCTCCGTGTTGATCTCCGCGACGTCCTTGGCGTACCCGGTCTTGCCCGCGCCGCCAGCAGCAATCGCCTGGTCTTTGAAGTACCGCTCGTTCTCGACCTGATGCTTCCGGATCTCCAGTTGGAGTTTGAGCGCCTCCGGGTCGGGCTGGCCCGCGAGGTGGAGTTTGGGCAGGCCCGCGCCGAACGGAGTATCCTCCTCGCCGGGGATCGCCTTGCGGCCGGAGATGAGTTCGCGGATCGCGGCGTCGTCCATGCCTCGCTTACGGAGGTCTGCAATCTTGACCTTGCCCGAGACAACGTCCTTGCGGAGCGCGTCCGTCTCCATCTGCTTATAGCGCGCGTCCATCCCCTCCTTCATGTCGGAGTACTCTTTGTAAATGATCGCGCCCGCCCCGATGATGCCGCCCGCCAGCAGGAACGCGGGGTTGACTGCCATCGCGAGGTTGAGCGCGCCTTGCGCGAGCGCCCACGCCTTGGTTGCCGCCGTGATCGTGGCGATGATGCCGACGAGGACGAGCGTGCCCTTCCCGAACTTCTCGATGGCGTCCGTGTGCTCACCGAAGAAGGAAACCATGCCCTTCAGGAGACCGACCACGAGCATCAACTCGCCTTGGAACGCCTTGCCGACGTCCTCCTTGAGATCCTTCATATCGCGGGAGAGCTTCGCCATCTGACCGTCGAACGTGCCCGCCGCCTCTGCCGCCGCACCGTGGATGTTCTTCGCGGAGTCCACGATGGCGAGATACCGGACCATCTTGATCTGGTTCTCGTCAAGGGTCTTACCGTGAAGTTGCGCCTGTAGCCGCGCCACCTCCTCTGCCTTGGCGAGGTCGGGAAAGAGGCTCAGGGACCGGAGGCCCCGGGACTGGCCCGTCTCGATCGCCAGCATGATCTTCTCGAACGCGTCCGCTGCACTGATCCCTTCCGTGCTTACGGCGGCGGCGTCCTTGGCGATCTTGGCGAGGCTCTGCGCCTTGTCCAGACCGATATCCGCGATGATGAGCTTCTGAACGCTGGTGGTGGCATCCGACGCCGCATAACCCACCTCGCGGATCGCGTCGATTGCCTTTTGCGCGGCGGCTGCGCCGTCGCCATGCGACTTGGCCAGCGTGCGCGCGATGGCGACCGCGCGGTCGGCATGCGCCGCTTCCTTCGCCGCCTCGACGGTCCACTCCTTCGCGAATTCGATTGCCCGCTTGATCGCGTCCGCGAGGAGGTTGCCGGCCAAAGCGCCCTTCGCCATCGAAGCCGTCATACCGTCGATACCCTGCGAGGCGGCACGGGCCGACTTGGTGGCTGCGGCTTCGATGCCCGAGAGGTTCGCGTTGACGCTCTTGATGGACTGGTTGGCCTTGTCCACCTCCACGGTGACGACCAGTTCGATCTGGTTATTGTTTGCCATGCGCGTTGGTCCGCTCGCGATCCAGCAGGTCCCGTTCGTCGTCCAGGATCAGCATCGTGTAGAACTCATCTGCCCGGACATCGTCCAGGCCGACATGTATTCCCAGGTTGAGCGCTGCGCGCAGGTCCAGTGCGCGCCGGATGAGCAATCCGGCCTCAGAAGTCTGCGCCGCGTCGAGTTGGTCTTGGGGGCAGTGGTCGCACCGGCCACCCTCTGGCGCGTCCGGACATAGGCCCGGATCGCACAGGTCGTCGCGCCGGAGCGCCCAGTGGACGAGGTAACGCAGGGAGGGCCGTTCCGGCCACTCCCCCGCTAAAAACTTGCCTCCCGATCCTCCTGGAAGGATGCGTCGAGAGCGTCGATGGCGGCTTTGACCGCGATGGCCTGATGGATGATCGGCACGTCTCCGACGTACCCCTCCGTGGCGTCGAGGAGCCTCTTGTACAGGTCGCCCGCCGCGCGCACGTTGATCGTGAGTTCCTGCCGGTTGAACGGCAGGTCCAGCACGCGAGCGAAGCCGCGCCGGTACTGGTTCACGTCCTTCGCGGACGGCATCTTGAGGAGGACCTTCGCGGTGGCGCCCAGCACCCGGAGTGTCACGCGGAAGGAGTCGCCCGCCAGGACAACGTCGTCCACATCGCAGGTGGAGAGTTGCTCGATGACCTTCTGCGCCTCGAACGCATCGACTTCAGGTCCCTCCTCGGTGCGGATCTTCGCCAGCATCGCGGCGTCGATATCCTCACCGTTCGGGATCGTCGTCTCAGAGATCCCGCGCCCGAGTTGCTTCACGATCACCTTGCGGCGGCGCTGGCGTTCGACCCACTCGTCGTCGGACGGGAAGCGGGTCCGGACGGTCTTGACGCCGTCCGGTCCCCGAAGTTGGATGGCGACCGGCCTGGTCGCGTCAAAAACAGGAGCGTTGCTGTCCATTTGTCGTTTGTTCCTTTACTGGCAGATCTGATCTACCGCACACTTGCCGACCGCCGTCAGAATGCCGTTGGTGACGTGGTACATCGGCAGGCACTCGACTGCGACGGTGAGAATCTGGTCCGTCTCCGCGATCTCAACCACCGAGTAGGTGATTTGCTGCCACGTCAACTGGAGCGAGTTGCTCACGTCGTACGCCAGCGTGACGACCGCCGTGCCGGTCGTCTGCGCCTTGAGCTTCGTGTACTCGTCCGATCCGTTCATGAACCGCGCGACGAACTTCAGGTTGCCCGCACGGTTGCCGAACTCCAGCCGCCCGCGAATCGCGCCGGTGGTCCCGTCGCCCGCCGTCTGGAAGCCGGAGCCCGGGAAGAAGCCCGCATCCATCCGGATGTTGTTCTTCCAGCCAGTCTCCAGGGAGACGATGTTCTTGTTGGTCACATAGTCGACGCCGTTGATCGACAGCGTCAGCGAAGCGGACGGCAGGAGCTTCTCAGCGGTCGCGGCGGGCATCGTGATGCCGGTCGCGGTGTCGATCATCTTGCCGGAGCCGACCAGTTCGACGCTGATCTTGCTGTTGGCGCGGCCAGGCCCGGAGCCAACGCTGATCTGGAAGGACTCGATGGCCATCCCGACCGCTTGCCGGTCAACCACCACGCCGCCGCCAGGCCGGATCTGCTCGACGTACGAGAGGTACGGCAGGTCTGCGGCGTCCCCAGCGGAGGGGATAAGCGGAGTGCAGGTGTACACGTACGGCCCCGCGCCGGTCTTGACGACCTTCCCCAAGGCAAAACAGACCGCCCACGCGCCAATCTCCGCGCCCAGATATTTCTCGAGGGTGACACCCACGTCCCACGCCGTCTTGAACGTGACGGTCGGGAATTCGTGGCCCTTGCCGTACTCGTCGGCGTCGTTTTCCGTGGCAAGCTTCGGGTTCGCGAGAGAGGCGTTCAACTTGCTGAAGCGCCACATATCGGCTGCGACGCTGGCGGTCACAATGTCGGCCTGCTTCTTCTTCCCGAAGCAGACCAGAACTTCCTGTAGCCTAGTCGTGGACATTCGTCGTTACCTCCTCGTTGGACGGCGCGGCGCACTGGCTCCAGCCAGTGACCATGAGCGGCGTCAGTACCTCGGGCGTGGCATCAACTTCCTTCGGTTCGCCCACTCCGAAAGGCGGCTTCATCCAAACTTTGTCGGGCATTTATTGGTCTCCGATCTCGGTGAACGTAATGGGGACTTCGAAGTAATCCAGGCCCTCCGCGTCCGTCTGGCGTTGGATCAACGGCAGGTCCATCGGGTGGCAGTCGGGGTGGATCGAGGTATTCAACATCTGCTGCCCTCCGTGCGCTGGTACGCCCTTCGTGATGAGCCGGAAGATCCGGTAGTACGGAGTGGGCGGGTCGCCATCGACCGTCTCACGCGCCCGGACGAACAGCGTCACCTGATGCTTCCACACGTCGAAGCCGCCGAAGGTGCCAGGCCCAGTGCCCTGCCAAGCAGCCATGATCGACGGCGCGGGCATCGAGTGGATCGCGTGCGTGAGGCTGACCTTTTTCGGGTACTGGTCGTGGTACGCGAAGATCCGGCCTGGGTCGCCAGCCATCTCGACCAGCAGTTCGGGAATGTCTTGCAGGACCGCGACGAGGTTGTCTACCAGGACGGAGGTGTCAATCATTGCTTACCGCCAAGGCTGCGTTCGATGACCATCCGCGGCGCGATTTCCGCGAGGAGTTGCTGCGCGGTCTGGTGGACCACTTGGCGATTCTTGGGTGAGAAGACTGCCCAGGGCTCGATCTTGCTGGTGATCCACGCCTTGATCCGGTCCTTGCGAGTCGAGTTGCTGGCCTTGGCCTTGTTTTCGCTCACCGACCGGACCTGGAAGTTCCGGAGCATATTGCCGGTCAACATCAGATCCCGGCGATTGCCCTTGCCCATCTTGGTCTTGCGAATTGCGTAGTAGCGGGAGAGAGGCTTCGCCGCGCCATCGTTCGGTCCCTGCGCCGCCGCCAGCCGGTTCTTGACGGACGCCAGCCCGACGTTGCCGATCTTGAACATCTGCGCCTGCTTGATGTTGAGCCGGTCGAGACGCGCCTCTTTCTTCTGGTAGATCCTGACCGAAGCCATAGGAGCCTCACGCCGCCGCGCGCATGGAAAGCACGATGCCGCCCATCGAGTCGACGTTCACTTCGAATACCGTGTACGTCACGCCGTCAAGGACCACCACGTCCCCATGCTCCGGGTGGGTGGTGAAGTCTGCCAGGCCAACGAAGAGACGTGCGTACAGGCCCTCGCGGTGACGCTCCTCGTCGGAGTCCTTCATCACGACGCCCATAACGGCGAACGGCGCGTCGGTGCCCTGCTGGTAGGACACCGCCGTCCCGAACGTCTTGACGCACGCCTTGTTGAGCGCGGCAAATGGATCTGCCATTGGATTAGCTCAGGATGTGGACCCGATACGAGACCTTCACGCGCAGCACAGCGTCGTTGGCTGCGTTGCCGGTGAACTCGCCCGCGCCCATGTTGTGCAGCACGAGCGGCTGGTTCTCGCACCCCGTCCGCGCGGTGATCGGATCGAGTTTCACCAGGCCGTACGTCACCTGATCCGCAGCCTGATCGATGAAGCCGGTCGTCTCGATGGTCTGCGACACCTGAACGCCCGCCCCGTTCTGGTATTTGATCGCGAGGTTGGCCGTGGCCTCCACCAGGACGTTCGCGCCAGCCTTGAGTTGCAGGACCGCCGACAAGAACTCCAGCACCTTGCCAACGCCAGGCGCGGGTACAAGCGTCTTCGGCGTGGCGCGAACCGCCTTGATCTCGGCGTTCGCCACGAGGACGTCCGCGAACTTGAAGTCCGCGCCGCCCTGATTCAGCAGAGGTACGACGACCTTGCCCTTAAACTTTTGCGCGCCCATGGGGTTTCTCCTTCCGGTTCTTGGTTTGGGGATTTGCGGAAGGCTCGACCTGCTCAACCTTCCGCGTTTCGAACAACTGGCGCATGCGCTGCAAGTACAACCGGCGCGGTCCCGGTTCGTCCGGAGGAGACGGCATCGCCTCCCCCGGTTTGAACCGGACGCCATTGAAGACCGGCAAGCGCGCTGTCGCCAGGAACGAGGCCGAGGGATCGAACCTCGGCAGTGAACGGTAAGCCATCGGAGCCTCCTTCCTTACGCAATCGCCGTGGTGAAGAAGTACCCGAGTTCGGGCGCCACCAGTTTGATGTCGAACGCCATCTCGATCTCCACGATGTCGGACGAGATGATCTCCCAGCGATACCGCTTCACACGGTTGCCCTCGTTGCCCGCGCCCAGGTAGCCGGTCCACCCGAAGGTGTACGCAGCAGAAGGCGTGAGCAGGCCCGGATTCGCGGCCACGTTGCAGAGCAAGGCGCTCTTGGCACCGATGAAGGAGTGCGCTGCGGTGACACCTTCACCTGCGGTGTTTTCGATGGACCCCATCACGAGGATGCGGTCGATCTCAAGGATCGCCGCCAAAGCCTCGCGGGTGATCCGCGCGGGACCGCCGTTCGTCTGGCCGTACTTCACGCGGTCCACCAGATCAGGGTGGTCCACGAGTTTGAGCCACACCGGTTCGGAGATGACCAGGGTGTTGGCGGGATAGCCGGTGGCCTGCTTGATGGCGAGCTTACCGGAGCGAATGTCCTCGATGGGGTTCGATGCGGGATCGTTCCACTGGAGAAACTGGGTGGCGAGCGGGCCTGCGGCGACGCCCGTCATGTCGGTATTCCACTTGCCGGTCGTGAACAGGTTGGCCGCGAAAATCTTCTCGCGCCGGATCAACGCCTGCTGCGTCAGGAACTCCGTCGCATCGCGGTCGATGTTGAGCACGGCGTCCGCGTTGCCGCGCAACTGGTCGGGGATCGGCTTGGCTTCGGCCCACACGTCCGCGAAGTAGGTCGGCGTGTTGTCGAGCCGGTAGCCGGAGCTTACGGCCGGAGTTCCGGGCGCGCGCTTCTGCATCTGGTCGCGGAAGAAGTCGCCGCGATTGTAGACATAGTACCGGTCGCTCTGCTTGCTGACCGGGATAACCGGGCAGACCTGCGCTGCAACGAACTGGTCCTGGGCCTGAAGATACGCGATGCTGATCTGCGTCAGCGGCGTATTGACATGAACGTCACCGGGTGTCGGCGTGTACATACGTTTTTACTCTCCTCTCATCTGTTTTGCGGGCACAAAAAAAGCCCCGCGCCCGAAGGCCGGAGCTTCCCGTGCCGCCCGCTTGTTGTCTGCTACCGCTGAAGGATCAGCAGAGCCGGGATGATGCTCCCGTCTCCTGCTCCCGCCGCCAGGGCCTTCGCGACGATCTTGCCGGCCGCATGCGTGATGCCCTTGCCGTTGGCGTCCGTGTCGAGCGACGCACCGTTGGCAACGGCAGCGCCGCACATGATTTTGACCACCATGCCGGGGACCGTGTAGAACGAGCACGGACGACCCTGCGCGGCGGGCTTGTCCGCAATCACGCCGTCCGCAGCCAGACCAGCGCCGGTCGTCGCCACCTGCCCGTTGGCGTCAATCGAGCCGAAATAGAACTGCTTCGCGGAGAGGTCTGCGCTCGCCGGGACCGAAATCGCTTGGTTTCCAACTTCGTAAGCCATCTGTTTGTGTCTCCTTTCGTTGTGACTGGATCGCCTGCTTAGTTCGTCCGCACCGTTGCAGACTTCTCTGCGAGGTACTGGTTGTAAAGAGTGGGGTTGAGCTTCATCGCCTCCACGTACGCCGACGCGAACGTGATGTGCTTGCTGGCGGCGATCTGCGTGGCGGCGGCGTTCAACTGCGCCTCCGCTCCGACCGGCGAGGCGTCCACCTGCGAGTTGATCTGCGTACCCTGCGACTTCGCCGCCTTCTTCGCGAGCAAAGCCTCGCGCGCCTGCGCCACGGTCATGCGCTTGCCGATGGCTTCGGACAGGAACTCCGGCGTCCCAGCGAGCGTGCAGAGCGCGGCGATCTCCTCGTGCTCTCCGCGAATCCGCGCTTCGATGGCGGCGGCATCCACGACCGGCGCCGCCGGAGGAGCGGCAACGGGTTCCGGCGCGGCGGGAGGTGCTGCGACGGGCGCGACCGGAGCCGGTACCTCCACAGCGGGTTGGGTTTGGGCGGGCGCGGCCACAGGAATGGGTGCGTCTGCCGGTTTCGTATCGGGCGTTTGTGCCATAGTCGTCTCTTCCTTTCCTTCTGCGATCTGCGCTTCGGCAGACGCCGTCGCGCGAACTTGCCTCGATGCACGAGACGCTTGCGTCAGCGCGGCGAGTGCATCGTCAAAACTTCCGACCTGATCCGCGAGTCCAGCTTTGATGGCACTCTCGCTCCAGAACAGGCCAGCATCCGTCTTGCGGACGAGGGCGGCGCTGATGCCACGGTTGCGCGCCACCAGCCCCACAAACATCTCGTACAGCCGGTCCACCTCTCCTTGGAGGTTGGCGCGGGCATCGTCCGACAACGGCTGGTGCGACGAGAAGTCGTTCTTGCGCGCGCCAGCATAGACCGCCGTATATTTCCGGCCCATCTTGTCGTCCCACCCGGACTGGTCCATGTGCACCGCGATCACTCCGACGCTGCCGACGCCGCCCGTCTTGGTAACGAACACGCGTTGGGCGCTCGATGCCAGTGCGTATGCCGCGGAGAACGCCTCGTCGTTGGCGATGGCGTAACAGGGCTTCTGCTCGCGCACCGCGTACACGTCGTCCGCGAGATCGAACAACCCGCCAACCTCACCGCCAGGCGAGTCCACATCGAGCAGCACGCCTCGGATGCCGGGATCGTCGCGGGCGTCCGCGAGCATGGTCCGGATCGTTTCGTAAGACTGGAGGCCCGATTCCGCGTCCATCCAGGACGCCTTCTTGACCAGCGTGCCCGAGATCGTCAGGACCGCGATGCCGTCCGGTGTGACGGGGTACGCCTTCCGGCCAGACGCCAGCGCGAGATCCTCCTCCTCGCTGTCGGCAGGTGCAGGGCGCGTCACCGTGACCGGCAGACCATCCACCACGAGGTGCTCGCTCAGGCCGATGCGCGGGCCAATGGCATCCAGGATCACCATCAACTTGTCGACCTGGACCATCAGCGGGACGCCGAAGACGCGCGCCGCGAGGTGCGGCAGATAGGTTTGCTTCACTTGCCCGACTCCTTTCTGGTGCGCTTCTTGGCTGGCGGCTTGGCCGGAGGTTTCGGTTTCGCGGGAGGCCCGCCCGAAGCACCCGGATCGCCAACGTCCTCCGGGCTGGTCGCCTCCACCTTCTCCGCGCCGCGCATATCGGTCCTGCGCGGGTCGGAATCGAGGATCAGTTCCAACTCGTCGGCGCGCTCATTGTCCTTCGCGATCTGCTGATCGACCGCCTCCTCGTCCTCGCCAGTCTCATTGATCGCCATGCTGCGCGACTTGAGGCCCGCCCGGATCGCGATCACCTCGGCCTTCACGTCCTTCTCCGGATCGACCCAAGCCCACTTCGGCGTGTGCCACTGCACCGCGAGGTAATCTGCGCGGTTGGCCTGGTAGTCTCGCGCATCCAACTCGCCAGCCAGCACCGCTGCCTCGATGAACGCCCGCCACACGGGGCGACAGAACTGGAAGATGAACACGCCGTACTGGACCTGCTCGCACAGCCTCCGGAACGACAGGATGCCCGCGCGGATCGAGCTATAGCTCGTCTGCGACAAGTCGCCGGTCAGCATGTCGTACGGCATCCCCAAGCCAGCGCCGATCCGGAGCAACGTTTGGCGTTCGAACGCCTCGTAGTTGCCGCCAACGTCGGCGGGGTCGGTGAACTTCACGTCCTCGCCGGGTTCGAGGTCCATCATCGTCCCGGCTTCAAGTTGCGCCACCTGGACACCGGCTTCGGAATCCGGCGTTGCGCCTCCGGCATCCGTGGCCTGCGCGCTCGTCTGCTCGTTGCCGAAGAACGGGTCCTCCGGGTTCTGCCGGATAATGAACGCCATCATCATGGCGGCGAACTTCTTCCGGAGCAGTTCGGCGTCGTCGTACTGGTCCAACTCCCACAGCCGCACGAGAGCGTTGGCCAGCCACGGAATGCCGCGGAGTTGACCGGGGCGCATCGGACGGTACAGGTGCATCACCTCGGCGGCGGGAATCCGCAGCAGGTCGAGGTAGTTCGGGAAGAACAACCGCTCGCCCGGATGCTCCTTGTAAAAGTAGTAAGCCGTGCGGCGCCCGTCCGGATCGAACTCAATCGAGGCGCGCACGGAGTTGCCCTGCGGCGTCTCCGGAGTGGGGCGCGCGAGGTAGAACGGCAACTGCTCTGCCTCCATGACCTGGAGTTGAAGCGGGACCATCAAGCCCCAGTCCAACGCCCGCAGGTGCTTCCGTGCGAAACACTCGCCGCCCTCGACCATCGACCGGAACGCGAGCGCTTCGAGGCCGTAGAAATCGGTTACGCCAGCCGCATCGCACTCGTTGGCGAACTGCGACCAGAGCTTTTGGACCTTCTCCTTGGTGGCTTGGTCGGGATGGAGGGACTGCGGCTTGATGCCGTTGCCGATGGCGTTGCAGACCCACTCATCGATCGCCTTCGCCGCCCATCCGTCCTTGCGCGCCATGTCCCGCGAGCGCGCCACCAACTGGTCCGCGCTTTGATACCACACGGAGTTGACCGCATCGCGAGTCGTGGCCCACGACCCGAGCCTCCGGCCCGAGGTCGCAGCCTCGTACGGGGACGAACTGGCGCGGCGGGCCGGTGCGCCTCCCTGTGATCCTGCTGGCGCACCCGTCCCGCCCCGCTTGAAGCGAGTTAGAAAACTGGAAAACTTCAGCACGGTTAGAAGCCCTTGCTCGACATCAGACGAGTCTGGCGGCGGCGCGTTCCCGACTTGGACCGATTCGCGTTGACCATGTAGTTCTGCGCCTTGATCTCCTCATCGGTGGAGCGGAACTCGACCGCGCGTCCGTCCGAAGCGACGACACGCTTCTCGGGCGAGGCGATCCGATTCAGAGAGTCCTGAACCTGCTGGTTGTCAAATACGTCTGCCATCGCTCATCTCCCAAATCTTCCGCTTACCCGCCGGCCGCGCCGTGGCTGCGCCGGTTTCTGCTGCTGCGCAGGAGCCTGCTGCTGCGTCGGCTTCGGCGCGGGCGACATAGGAACACCCATGCGTTCCGCGACCACGCGCCAGTGTTTCTCCTGGAACCGGTCCAGCCCGACGCGCGCCGCCGCCGCGCGAGCATAGACACGACAGTCCAGGCCCTCGTTGCGCTCGCGCATCTTTTGCCACTCCAGTTTGCGGTAGCCCTTGACGAGCTTCGCCACCAACTGTTCGGCGGTGATCTGCTTAAAGTACTCCTCGCTGTATCGCGGGAAGTGGCAGTATCCGGGCGGGAACGAGACTCCCTGTGCGAGATCCTCGTCGGTGGGGCTATCCAGCCTGAGCCAACGGTACAACTCCTCCTTGGCCATGCCGGAGTTGACGGGCCAAACCTTCACGCCTCGCTTCAATTTCACGCCGAGGGGTCCAACTTCTATCGGGGAAGCAGACCCGATGATCGCCGGAGCGCGCGAGTCTCCCTTGACCACGAGCACGCGATTGCCCTGCCGCCGCGCCCATTCGTACACTTCGTTGGTCGCATACCCGGAATCGACGGCCAACTGGATGATCGGCAACTCCAGCCCGCCAAGCGTTGTGAACGTCTCGTTGAGCAGGCCGGTCAACTTCTCCCACACCTGTGGGCGCGCGGTGTCTCCTTCGAAGACCCGGTAATCGATCGACCAGGACTCCTTGCCCCGCCCCCACGCGACGACCTCGACTTCGATGCGATCCCGCTGAACGTCCGCGCCAGCCGTGATGAAGATGCCGCCGCGCGGCACCAGGCCGATCTTGTACTGTTCGCGCCGGTCGTACAACTTCTTCCAGTCCGGAGCCTCGCCCAGCAGAGTCCACGTATCGCCCAGCACGGTGTTCACGAAGACCTGGAGGAGCGACGGGTTCTTCTGCGCCTGCTCGAACTGCTTGGCGGCGTCTCCCCACGAGAACCATCCCACCGGGGAGTACAGGCTGGAGAGGTGGAAGCCAGCCGTCTTGCCGTCGCCTTTGGCGGTCGCGCGCCACGCGCCGCGCGGCAGCATCCACTGCTTCTGGTGGTTGTGAATCTGCTGGCCGCAATGCTCGCAAACGTAAAGCGCCTTCTCCGCTTCCCCTTTGGGCCACCTGAGTTGCGAGAACTTGAGCACCTGCAACTCGCGGCAGGTCGGGCACGGCACGTGGTAGTACCGCTTGTCGCTCTCTTCGAACGCGGCCTCGATCCGCGACATGCCGGTGATCTTCGGCGTCGAGACGAGGAACACTTTGCGGCGCGCGAACGTCCTGGTGCGCGCCAGCGCCAGATTGATCGGGTCGCCCTCGCCGTCCACATCGCCGGGATACCCATCGATCTCGTCCAGGAACAGATACCGCGCGGCCATCGACCGGAGGCCGACCGCGGAGTTGGCGCCGGTCATCACCAGCACGCCGCCCGGAAACTCTTTCGCCAGGACGGTGTTGCCGGAGTCGCGTGAACGAGGGTCGTGAACGAGCCTCCGGAGCACTTCCGACTCCTCGATCAGAGGATCGACCCTCTGCTTCGAGTTGCGCTTGGCCATCTCGACGGTGGGCTGGACCGCCATCATCGGGCCTGGCGCCTGGTGGATCACGTACCCGATCCAGTTGTTGCCGCACTCCGTCCCGCCGATCTGCGCGCCTTTCATGAAGACCGTGCGCTCGATCAGCGACATGGGCGAGAGGCAGTCCATGATCTCGCGCAGGTAGGGCGTCCGATCCGTGCGCCACTGGCCGGGTTCGGACGACGCGCGTTGCGAGAGCGTCCGGTACTTGTCGGCCCACTGCGAAATCGTGAGCAGAGGGTCCGGTCGCGCGCCCGCCGCCGCCGCCGCGCGTAGGGTCGCTTCAGTTGGCGAGGGAGTCTGCGTAATCATTCAAACCTTTGCGGATCTCGACGCTCAAAATCTCATGCACGCGCGCCATGTCCATCTTGTCCGCGCGCTCGGGCGGCAGACCCGCCGCGATCAGCATGTCCCTGATCTCCGCCGCGATGCCCGCGCACACGCGATCCGCGAGATTGAGCATCGCGTCCCGGCGCTGCCGGTCGATGTTGAACTGCGCGATCTTCACCTCGTCCTTGGAGACGAGGCTCGCGACCTTCTCCTCGTACTCGATCTTCGCCAGCCGCGCCTGATAGTGTTCGCGGACGGCCCGCGCCTTGGTGTACTGCGCCGCGCCGAACGCCTCCTGGTCGTCCTCCGGCTGGTGGCGCACGACCGGGCCGCGCGTCTTGGTATTTGCCGCCCAGTCCTGGTCTGCCTGGTCAGACTCAATCCGGCCATCCGGCAAGGTGGAGATCCGGCCGGAGGAGATGGCCCGCTGCACTGTGGAGAGGGCGGTCCCGCGCTTCCGCGCGTACGCTCGCTGGGTCATTACTGCCATGCGAATATTCCTGAACTTTCCGCTTTACTTCCGGCTTGACCGAAGTGATGAATCGTCATGCGCGGATCAACCGCCGAAAGGATAAACACCAGATGAAAACGAACGCAGACGCCACCACGACCACCGAAGCCGCCGCCGTTGCGGAACAGGGCGCGACCACCGCGCCGGAGCAGGCCACCATGAAGGGCAAGGCCAGCAAGAAGCAGGGCGCGCCCAAAGGCCAGAAAGTCCCCAAGAAGCCCGCCGCCAGCAAGAAGACCAGCAAAAAGGCCAGCAAGCCCGCCGCCAAGAAGGATGCCAAGCCCGCCAGCAAGAAGGCATCCAAGACCGAGAAGGACGCCGCCGTACCGCGCGAGTTCAGCAAGAAGGCCATCGTCCTGGACCTCATGCGCCGCAAGGACGGCGCGACGATGGCCGAGATCGCCAAGGCCACGGACTGGCAGAACCACAGCATCCGGGGCTTCATCTCCGGCAACCTCACCAAGAAGATGGGCCTCACGGTCGAAAGCACCAAGAACGAGGCTGGCGAGAGGACGTACCGCATCGCGAAGTAAGCACTTTTGCCCTCCCACAAGCCGCCCGGAAACGGGCGGTTTTTTTGCTTCGGGCGCGATTATTCTCTTGCTTCCGGGGCCAGCCGGAGTGATGAATCGAGGTGCCATGAAGACCACCACCAAGAAACAGCAGAAAGACTACAACGGATTTGCGATCCCCATCCTTCCGGACACCCAACTTGGCCTCGCGATGCTGATCGCAGAGGACGAGGACGGCCACACGCAGCCTGTCGCCGTAGCGAGCACGATCAACGAAGCCAAGGAGATCGCCCAGAGCGACTTGGCTGGCCGGATGCGCCGCCTCGAACGCGGAGACGATCCCGGCCTCTGCCCGTACGAGTACAAGGTCTGGGCGCAAGGCATCGACGGAGACTACCGCATCGCCGCCACGCTAAAGGCATCCTCCCTGTAGGGACCGCGCCTTCGCCAAGCCGCCCGGAGACGGGCGGCTTTTTTGGTTCATGGTCACTGGCTCACCGGGTGAGCCTGCTCCACTCCTGCCACCAGATCATCGAACGCGCGTCCGGACTGCTGGTGCCGCGCGGCCTGCCCCGTGAACGCCTGCCAACGCCGGATGATCACGTCGCAGTACTTCGGGTCCAACTCGATGACGCGCGCCTGCCGCCCCATCTTTTCGCAGGCGATGATCGTCGTCCCGCTCCCGCCGAACGGGTCCAGGATCGTGTCGCGCGACTTGCTGTTGTTCCGGAGGGCGCGCTCGACCAACTCCACCGGCTTCATTGTCGGGTGCTCGCGGTTGGCAGCGGGCCGGTTGATCTGCCACGTGTCTCCCTGGTTACGGTCGCCGCACCAATAGTGCGTCCCCCCCTCGCGCCAGCCGTACACAATCGGTTCGTACTGGTGGCGGTAGTCTCCCCAGCCCAGAGTGAAGTGGTTCTTCACCCAGATGATGATGCCCGACCAGTGGCCTCCGGCGTCCAGGAACGCCTGCCGGATCGTGTGCAACTCCGACGAGGACATGCAGATGTACACCGCGCCCTTGCAGACGGCGAGCATGTTCGCGGAGGCGTCCTTCAGGAAATCGTAGAACTTGGACCCGAGCGCGTCGTTCTTGATCTTGAGCTTCTTCTCGGTGCGACCCTCGTAGTTGATGTTGTACGGCGGGTCGGTGAACACCATGTCGGCCAAGCCGCCGGCCAGAACTTTTTCCACATCCGCCAGGACCGTGGCATCGCCGCACAGTAGCCGGTGCTCGCCAAGCACCCACACATCGCCCGCCACCGTGGTCGCCGTCGCCTCGGGCTCCGGCGCGTCGTCGTCGTCCGTCAATCCGGTCTTGGACTGGTCGCCGGTCAGGATCTCCTCAATCTCGTCGTCGCTGAACCCAACGAGGTCGAGATCGAAGTCGTCCTCCTTCAAGGACTCCAACTCGACGCGCAGCATGTCCTCGTCCCATCCGGCACTCAGAGCCAGGCGGTTGTCTGCGAGGACGAGCGCGCGTCGTTGGGTGTCGCTGAGATGGTCCAGGACGATGACCGGCACCTCGGCCATGTTGAGCTTCCTGGCAGCAGCCAGGCGCGCGTGGCCAGCGATGATGATGCCGTCCGCGCCGACCAGGATCGGATTCGTCCAGCCGAACTCCGCGATGCTGGCCGCGACCTGCGCGACCTGCTCCTCGGTGTGGGTGCGCGCGTTGCGGGCGTACGGGATGAGTTTGTCGAGCGGCCAGAACTGAACGAGGAGGTTGCGAAGGCGATCGCCCAACGTCGTGTTATCGATGGCTGTGGTTTTCATCTTCGCAACCTCTCCGGGTTAGGCCGTCACTTTGGGCTGGGCCTGATTGACCACGTTCGCAATCGACGTAGTGGCACTGGCGAGGGCCTGGACGATCTGCTGCAACGTCGCCAGGACCGGCGTGATGGTCGCGTCCACCTGCTTGGCGACCGCCGCCGCGACAGCCTGCGCGTCCACGCCGACGCCAGCCGCGCTCACATCCGTGGCGCGGTTGGCGGGCACGGCGCCAGCCGTCAGGTTCGACCCCGCGCCGCGCGTGATCGGGTTCAACTCGTCGGTCCAGAGAGCATCGGCGGCGACATCGGCGTGCCGCACGGCCTGCTTTGCGACCATGTTGGCCGTCTCGACGCTGTTCTGGAGCGCCTGGAGAGCGACATTCTGGATCTGGTCGAACTGCAATTGCGAACGGCGCGCGATTTGCAGATCGAGATCCTGGTAAGCATCGTACGTGCGCTTCCCGTTGAGCGCGGTCAGTTCGGAGTGAGCCTTGAAAAACTCGTCCGTTCCAGTTTCAAATTCACGTTCCCCGTTGTTCGGGGTATCGACTTCCGGCATAGTAGAACTCCTTTTTGCTAACACGTTGGTTGAGGATGATTGGGCTTACGACGCCTTGCGCTTGCGAGGCCCGTAGTGAGGGTTAGGCCCGTTGTGTTTGATGGCGCGCGAGTCCTGCGCCTTCGGATTCAAAGCCTGTTCGATGGGTACGCCGCGCGCCGCCGCGACCGACTGGAACGTGGCTGTCTCGTCGCCCGCGCCCAACAGCAACGGCGTCTCGCCGGTCAGGTTCCAGATGCGATGAAGGATCACATCGCAATACCCCGCCGAGAGTTCACACCCGTACGCGGCGCGATCCAGCAACGCCGCCGCCGCCATCGTGGTTCCGCTCCCCATGAAAGGATCGAACACGATGTCGCCCTCGTCGGAGAACGCCAGCAGGAAGAACTGCACGAGCGCGCGGGGGAACGGAGCCGAGTGCGTCCCCTGCGACGACTCGCTCTTGACCTCGACCACGTTCGACGGGCGCGCAACGCCTGCGAATCGGCCATCCGAATCCGACAGGCTGTTGCGCGACCGTTGCCAGGCATTCTGATTCTTGCCGCCATCCGCTGCTGCGCCACGCGGTCCAGTGCCCAGCAATCCACTTCCGGACGTTGATTTCGGGTTACCCGGACTGTAATCGAAGCAATCCTCCGACTCGTGTCCGACCCGCTTGGGCCGGAACTTGATGGTCTGCTGGCGGCAGAAGTGGAACACTGGTTCCCATGCGTTTTTGAAGCGGTTGTTCCAGCCGCCAGGAACGCCGTTGTCTGTCTTACGCCAGCAGAACTCGTCCACGAACCGCCAGGACCACGCGCGGCGGTGCGCGATAACCAGATCCTTCACGTACAGATTCCGCTCGCCCTCGTCGGCGTGCTCCTTGATGTTCAGGAAATAGGAGCCATCCTCCGCGAGCACCGACGCGATGTTCGTGGCCACGTCCTTGTACCAAGCCACATACTCGTCCGGAGGGACCGGCTTGAACCCGCTGGTCGAGTCGTACTCCCTCTGTGTGGCATACGGAGGCGACGTGATGCAGACGTTGGGGCGCGCGTCGTCCAGGAGTTTCAGAACGACCGTCAAGTCGCGGCAGTCACCGCAGATCAGGCGGTGGGGCCCGATGGTCCACCGGTCACCAGGCCGGGTAACTGGGTTGGCTGGCTCCGCGGGAACCGCTTCCTCCTCCATGTCCGGGCTGGACTGCGGTTCGTCGCCCGCCAGGAGATCCTCCAACTCGTCGTCGGAGAAACCCACGAGCGCGAGGTCCACGCCGTCCTGCTCCAGGTCGTGCAACTCCGCGGCAAGGATCTTCTCGTCCCACCCTGCGTTGAGCGCGAGCTTGTTGTCCGCGATGACGTACGCGCGTCGTTGAGTCTCGCTGAGGTGATCCAGGACGACGACTGGCACCTCAGCGAGTCCCAACTTGCGAGCAGCCAGGAGACGACCGTGGCCCGCGATGATCCCGGCGTTACTATCTACCAGGATCGGCGCGTTGAAACCGAACTCCGCGATGGATGCGGCGATCTGCGCCACCTGCTCCGGCGAGTGCGTCCGCGCGTTCTTCGCGTACGGCACCAGCCGGTCGGTAGGCCACAGTTCGATGCGCCGCGCCATCGCGGGCGCGATTAGAGAGTTCATGGCGTTGTGAATGGAGCCGGGAGCCGGAATCGAACCGGCAACCGCTTGATTACGAATCGAGTGCTCTGCCAGTTGAGCTACCCCGGCTTTCGGATGCTCGCTTCCGCTGGCGAAAATGATTGAACTCTCGCCGGATCGAGCGCACAATCGAGATCACGATGGCAAGACTCAATCACATTTCCGTCGAGATCAATGCGACGTTTGGCAGCACCTTTCAAGAAGAGACTGCGCTGCGGATGCTTCAAAAGATCGTTCAGGGTTGGAGGAAGTTCTACCTTTCCAAACACTCGAAGAACGCCATCGAGTTCCGCATCATCAACGTTGAAACCGCGCCGGAAGAATCGGCGCTGGTAACCCGTCGTTGACGACTCGCGCGCAGGACCCCGCGCCAATCGCCCACGTTTGGCCCCTGACGCGCCGCATTGCTGGCGACTGAGGCGTTGGGCCACCGACCAGGCCGGGGCGCACGTGGCGCGCCGGGTGCGATTCCGGGCCGACCGCTCCGACCGCCTCACAATTGTTCTGACGGTAGCTAAATCGTGAGATCGCGTAACGCGCCGGAGTTACTCGCCCGGTAGTACCTAAATGGAACGCAACGTGCTATGGACAATCGGATTACCATTCGACGTGTCGCCTGTAAAACAGCAACGCCGCCGACGTGTTGCCACATCGACGGCGTTACCCTCTCGAAACAGTGGTGCTCTCACAGTCCTTGGATCGATCGGTCCTTGTGGTACTCACGAACAGAATGGCTCGCTCGTCCAGCATGGTGCTCTCTGCCTTGTTGGCTGGGGATCGGTTCACAACGCTGGCGCAAGGCAATCAAGCAGCACGCGCAAGAAGATCGGACGCACGCACTCAGGCGCCAAGTGATACTCCATCCCCTGGTCGCTATGGTTGACGTGCCCGGACAACGGCCTCAACGCCCAAGGGCGATGACCGTCATCGAGGTGGTGCTTGAAGGAATAGCCCTTGCCCATGTAATCGCGAATCGTGGTTGGCTTCGGATCGCCGTGCCGCTTGTACATCACGGCCCGCGAGATACGCCCTTTCGGATGGCGCACAATCTTTGCCAGCCCATCGCGTTCGAGTTTCAACACCCGGCGTTCCTGCACGAAGCCTTGGAACGCTTGATCGTAGGAATAAAGCGGGACCGTCATGGTCGTCTCCATGACGCTCGAAAGTGAAGTGGTGCTGTTGGTCGATTGGCTGAGAGTTTGGGACGCCGCCGACCGACACGTCTAGCGGCTTGGTTTGCGGGATAGAGTTTTTATTTCGAGGTGTCCCGGCACCTCGTATGGGGTACTGGCGGATTATCGCAGGAAACGTAATCGCGCGTCAATGTTTTTTTGCGGGGAAGTGGTGGGCCCGACAGAACTCGAATCTGTGACCTTCTGCGTGTCAAGCAGACGCTCTAACCAACTGAGCTACGGGCCCGCAAAGCCATCGTACCAAACTTGCAGAGGACTGACCAAACAGGAATCAAAAAAGCCGCCCGACCTGCGGGCGGCTGGCGGGCCGTCGTCGCGCTATAGCTCCCTGATCTTGTTGGCCAGCCTCACGCCGACCGTCCGCACGCCACACGAGCGGTCGTACGCCGCCTCGTTGCCCACCGCCTCCAGAAACTCCTGTTTGCCGTCGTCGCCCACGAACGTGATCACGTTGCGGTCGACCATCGCAGGCTTCTGCTCCTCGAAGTGGGTGTCGAGCACCCACTCCGCGTACGCCTTTTCTCGATCCGTCAATCTCATCCAAGCCAT